CCACCAGCGTAGTAACCGCGGCCGGTGCTGTAGTTCTGCCGTCACTGGTAGTCGCTGGAACCGCAACGGATACCACCAGCGTAGTAACCGCGGCCGGTGCTGTAGTTCTGCCGTCACTGGTAGTCGCTGGAACCGCAACGGATACCACCAGCGTAGTAACCGCGGCCGGTGCTGTAGTTCTGCCGTCACTGGTAGTCGCTGGAACCGCAACGGATACCACCAGCGTAGTAACCGCGGCCGGTGCTGTAGTTCTGCCGTCACTGGTAGTCGCAGGAACCGCAACGGATACAGACCCACCTGGATTAGCAACCGCGGCCGGTGCTGTGGTCCTGCCGTCACTGGTAGTAGCGGGAACCGCGACAGATACAACAAGCGTAGTAACCGCGGCCGGCGCGGTAGTTCTGCCGTCACTGGTAGTCGCAGCGAGCGCAGTATCCGGGAGGGCAGAGAGTGATTTTACGATAGAAATTGATAACCGTGCCAAAATGATACAAACTACACTCAACAACTTTACAATAAGGATTTAAAAAATGCCGTCAATTAATGATAGTTCTGTTAACTCGCAAGCCGATAATCTGGCGAGCGATTACGCTACCGCGACGTTAACCATATTCGCGGGTACTCCTCCGGCCACTATTAACGCGGCCCTATCGGGTAACCCAGTTTTAGCGACTCATACCCTAGCCGGTTTCGGTTCGGCGGGCGCGTCGTCGCTTGGCAGGATAGACGCCAACGCAATAGCCAATGTAACAATAGCTGACACAGGCGCCCCTACTTTTGCGCGATTAGTGTTATCTACAAAATCTATGCAGATAACCGCGGGCACTGCGGGCAGTAATGAGCTAGTTACGTCTAGTAATAGTTACGTCGCGGGCGAGGACTCAGCGATCACATCTCTAAGAATAACCCAACCCGCTTCGTAATGGTTGTTAACTTAACGGCGGCTCGGAATTCTGGGAACCTAACCACGTTTAACGTGGTGGATAGTGACGGCGTCGCGGTTAATTTAACTACACTGGGCGCCACGGTCGTAACAGTCGAAGTATGCGGCCCTCTTATAAATAGCGGGTCCGGCGTTAAAATAGACAGTGGTTCTAGCGATGTGGAATTCTTAGGCGATACCGTATCTATTAAATTCGGACGCTTGAACCTGCGCGCTTCACAAACTTTGTACTACCCCAAAATAAGCTACGTAACCGCGGCTAATACTGAAAAGCAAGTCATTGCGGGCGAGGGGTATAACACAGAAATAAAACTTAAGGTGGTCTGCTAATGGCATGGACCGACAGATTAAAAGAGGCCGCGTACACGTCACCTTCAGGCGTAAGAATTGTTTTTGATTATGAGAATGTGGCCAAAGAATTAGAGAAGAGGACAACCGCGTTTGACTTTCCCGACGCCGACGGGACCTTCGTACAAGACTTAGGAAACTCCGGCCGGCGATACCCGCTTCGCGTATTCTTTTGGGGCGAAAACTACGATCAAAATACCGACGCTTTCGAGGCCGCATTGTCAGAGCGCGGACCCGGTAGATTAGACCACCCACTTTACGGGACTATCGACGTCGTACCGTTCGGCATAATTGGCCGCCGCGATGATCTTAAAACCGCCGCCAACCAGGCTATAGTGGAGGTCACATTTTTTGAGACAATAGGACTAATTTATCCGGCATCTCAGGGCGACCCAGCGAGTGCAGTACTAGCCGCCGTCGAAGAGTATAACGACGCAGCCGCCGGCGGGTTTTCTTCGGAGATAACGTCGATAAGCGCAGTGGAAGAAGCTAAATTTAAAAACGATTACCTCAATCTTTTAAGATCAGCTAAAAGCGGGCTGTCTAGCATAGCAGCCGAGAAAGACGAGGTAGAAAGAAGATTCAACGCCATAAACGACGCGATAGAACAGTCCATAGATGTATTAGTCGGCGAGCCCCTAACGCTGGGGTTTCAGACTTTAGCGCTAATACAGGCTCCCGCGCGCGCAGTAGTAACGGCGGTCGCTCGACTAGAAGCCTATAAAAATCTTGCCCTTGCTATTGTGGCCGACAACGACCCGAGCGACGTTAACGACTCTAACGAATTTCATACAAAAGACTTGTACGCCTCCACGTACGTAACCGGCTCCGTGGTTTCGGTCGTTAATACCCAATTTACAACTAAGTCCGAAGCGCTAACCGCAGCCGAGGAGATTTTAAACCAGCTAGATACGGTGACGACTTGGCGCGACGAAAATTACCTATTGTTAGCAGAAATCGACACCGGCGAGGCTTATCAGAAATTGCAAGAGGCCGTCGCTCTAACGGCGGGTTTTTTAGTCGAGATATCGTTTACGCTAAAGCAAGAGCGCCGAATTGTATTAACCCGTAACAGAACTATCATTGATTTAGTCGCGCAGTACTACGGCAGTATAGACGACCAGCTAGACTTTTTTATAAACTCTAACTCGCTAACAGGCTCGGAAATTCTAGAAGTACCAAAGGGGCGTGAGATTGTCTACTACATATAAGGTGATCACCGGCGACACGTTCGAGAGCGTATCGCGCAAAAAGTACGGAACGGGAAACGAGGCGGGGCTAATAGCTTCGGCTAACCCCGGGACAGACGGGCCGTTAGTCTCCGGAACCTCAATTGTTATACCTGCGCTACAGAATGAGCCAGAGAAAATAAGACAGGCGGCCCCCAGTAACAACGAGGACGAGGTCGCGATACTTATCGAGGGCTCACGTTTTAGATTCTGGGATAGCGTCCGTGTGACCCGCTCAATTGACACAATGGATACAGTAGAGTTTGGGGCGCCATTTGATTCTAACGCGCCGGGGTTTCGCGAGTCCTTCCGCCCGTTTACATTTAAAAACATGTCTATAACTATAGGCGGTCAGCCGCTATTTACAGGGACCATGGTTGCGGTAAACCCACTGATAGAAACTAGCCGGAAAGTATTAACCGTAAGCGGCTATTCGTTACCCGGCGTTTTAAACGATTGCACCCCGCCCGCCAGTGCTTTTCCTCTAGAGTTTGACGACCTCGGGCTAAGAGAAATAGCCTCCGCGTTAGTAGCGCCGTTCGGGTTAAGTGTGGAATTTAAAGTCGACCAGGGCGCAGTTTTTGAGCGCGTAGCCATACAACCGGGCCAAAGAATACTAGCGTTTTTAACGGGCCTAGCAAAACAAAGAAACCTAATTATATCTAGTTCGCCGCGTGGTAAGCTTTTGTTTTTGCGCTCTACTGACACGGGCCAACCGGTCGCAAACTTAGAGCAGGGGGTCGCGCCGGTGTTATCCGTGTCGCCGTTTTTTAGCCCCCAAGAGTATTACAGCAGTATCACAGGATTAGACCCCGTAATAGCAGGGCTAGCCGGGTCTCAGTTTACCGTAAAAAACCCACGGTTATTAGGCGTTGTCAGGCCGCTCACGTTTAACGCGCCGGACACTTTAGACTCGGACGTCAAAGAAGCCGTTAACGCCAAGGCGGGCCGCATGTTTGCGAACATGGTATCCTACTCGATACAGGTCGCAACGTGGCGGGACCCTTCCGGCGATTTATGGGCGCCCGATACAATAATAAATTTAACAGCACCCGACGCGATGGTTTACAATAAATATAAATTTACAGTCCGGTCCGTAGAGTTTAACCGTGACTCGCGCAAACAAACGGCGACACTTAATTTAGTTATACCTGGCGCATTTAGTGGGCTAATACCGGAGTCTTTACCGTGGGACGAATAGCAAAGATATTATCTTTTATTAGAGTGCAGAGAAACGGCGCTAAAATATCAGACGTAAAAGCGGACCCAGGCGGCGGGGCCAACATAACGGCCGAGCATTTTAGCGCACCCGGCGACGACTCCCAGCCAATGCCTGGGGATTATGTCGCATTAAACGCCGATAGCGGCTCGGGCCGAGAATCAGCGCTAGGTTATTTGGACCCACTTAATCCGCCAGTCGCTTTAAAGGGCGATAAAAGAATATACGCGCGCGACGCGGACGGCGCGGTCATTGTTGAAGTGTGGCTTAAAAACACGGGCGAGGCTACAACCAAAAACGGTAGCGGGTCCGTTACTCTTGGGCCTACAGGCTCAATACTAGGGACTAATAACAACGGGTCTTTTGAGCTGCAGGCGGCGGGTGACTTTTTGGTAAATGGTGTTAGGATAGATATTAACGGAGCGGTTACGATCCCCGACAGTCTAACACTGGACGGCAAAGAGATAGCAGGCCATGACCACGATATAGCGAGCGGGTCGAGCGCGCCAGGTCCAACTGAGGGTAATAATTAATGAAATTAGAACAAGGCGACGTTAGCATCTTCCAGACCGACGACGGTGGAGACATACAAGTGATAGACGGGGTCGTCGTACTTGGCGGCGGGCTAGCTACGTCGGTATACCTTTCGTTATTCGGCGGCAACGAAGACGACGACGGCCGCAGAGACAACCCGCGTAGCTGGTGGGGCAATATCGACGAGGTCAACCCGGCCCGGCAGTATAGAAGCGAAACACAGAACTTACTACAGGGCCTACCTGCCACTAGCGGAAATCTACGCCGGCTAGAAGACGCAGCGAGCAGAGATTTAGCGTGGCTTATACAGGGAGACGTAGCCTCCTCCGTAGATGTGGTCGCACGTATACCCGGAATAAATAGGATCAAATTAACTATCGACATAGAGGCCAACGGGTTAGAATCTAGCTTTGAGTTTGTCGAAAATTGGAAGAACGGATCATGAGTCTTACAACGCCTACCACAAAACAGATAAACGAGAACATAATCGCGCAGCTAGAGGCGAGTCTAGGGCAGAGTATACCGATACTACCTAAGTCTTTTCTACGCGTATTATCCAAGGCATTAGCGGGCGTATTTATTCTACTGTATAAGTATGCGGGTTTTATGTTTTTGCAGATATTTGTTAAATCAGCAAGCGATGCGCCGACACTAATAAACGGGCTAAGTATAACGCCCCTAACTCAATGGGGTCGATTGATCGGCGTCGTCGACAGAGTACCAGCCAGCAACGCGGAGTTAATCATTCTCGTGACCACGGAGGCCGCTATTAGTGTTTTACCCTCGGGGTCTCAGCTAGTAAACGCGACTAACGGAGTAACATATATAAGCTTAGGGGCGGTAAACCTACCCGCATCGTCGCAAGTACAGGTCCGAGTAAGAGCCGCGTCCGATCAGCAAGGAGGCGGAGGTGCGGGGGCTATCGGTAATCTACAAGAATTCGACGTGCTAACTTTTGCTAATCCTTTGTCTAATGTTAACCGCTCCGCCGAGGTGCAATCTCAGGTTATAACCGGCGCCGACGCCGAGACCAGCGACGCATACCGCCAACGGGTTATAGATAAATTTCAAAAACCGCCCCAGGGCGGCGCCTACTCGGACTACGAAATTTGGGGCGAGGAGGTTAGCGGAATAATAAACGTATACCCATACACGGGCGCCCCGGGCCAAGTGGACTTATATTCGGAAGCTACGGTCGCTAGTTCAGGCTCGGCGGATGGTATCCCGACCCCCGCGCAGCTTTTAGTTGTACTTAGCTCCGTGACATTTAATGCCAGCGGGCTAGCTAACCGAAGGCCGGCGAATGCTTTCGTAAATAGTCGGGCTATAAGTAGGACGGGGTTCGACGTTCAAGTCCAGGGTATTTCCGTGGATGGATTGGGAGCCGTACAAGAGGCCATAACAACCGCGGTAACAAACTATTTTTTGCAGAGAGAGCCGTTTATACTCGGACTAAGCATCCCCCCAAGACGGGACCGTATAACACAGGGCGCACTTATCAGTATCGTAGATAGTTTGGTAAGCGCTTCGGGTGGTACTTTTACCATAGTAACTGTAACGCAGAATTCGAACGCGGTTAATACCTACGAACTTGGGATAGGTGAGAAAGCAAAACTAGCTACAATAGGGTTTATATAATGTTCCTAGAAGTTATTAAGCACCTTTTACCGACGGCCCGAGCGTGGCGGATAACGGTAGACAAGACGCTAAGACAATTTTTCGAAGGCTTAACGGGCACTTTCGCAGAAATTAGACTGTATGTGGATTTAGTTTGGCTCGACATATACCCGCAAACCACCCGAGACGTGGCGGCATGGGAGGAGCAATTCGGACTACCTAATACCACATTGACCAATCAGCAAAGAAGGGACCGGGTAGATGGGGCTTGGAAGTCTAGCGGCGGCCAGTCCCCCAGGTACATACAGGACTCAATACAAGCCGCGGGATTTAACGTATTTATACATGAATGGTGGGAGCCGGTGGATGTTTTCGCCGCAGAGTGCGGGGTCCCTACTGCAGAGTGCGGGGAGCCTACGGCCATATGCGGCGCTATAATCGGGGTCGCGCAGCCTATAGCGGCGGAGCCCCGGGACCCGTCTAAGGTGCTTACTGATGGTTCCGTCCCCTTCGGTTACTTTCTAAATAGCGGGGGCTCCGTCGCGGTCTGCGGTGGCGTAAAAGCTATAAGCGGAGCAGCGAACGGCGTATCGGGTGGGCTATTAGTTAATAAACCTGCTAAGATTATATATCAAATACCAACCAACCCGGCTCAGTGGCCTTACGTGCTGTATTTCGGCGCGCAGACATACGGCGAAAGGGCTACGGTTGACGTCGCTAGGCGTGAAGAATTCGAGGCGTTATGCCTTAAACTTTGCCCGGCGCAACAGTGGATCGGATTAATTGTGGAGTATAGTTAGCATGGCTTTAGATATAAATAACACTTACGGCGCCAGCACGCCAGCAGACGCGGATTATCCGTACGGCTCTGCTAAAAATGAGACTACGCCCGGGGATTTAGACGGCACGCCTTTAGAAAAAGCGGGCTTTGATGATATTTACGGGCTGATGCAATCCTTGCTAATATGCGCCGGAGTGGTCCCCAACGGAAACCCGGACACGGTCCAAGCGCCGCAGTACTTAGCATCCATATTCAACCTAAGATGGTACGATAAAATAGATTTTGCTGTAGGGACTAAAGTTGTGGCTGGGGATGGTCTAACGTACGTGTGTGGCGAGGCTAGCGGCCCGTCTACGTCCCCCCAAAATCCCGTGACAGAGTCGGCCCCTAGAACTAAATGGTTAACCGAGGGAGCTTTTACCTTCGGGTTAATTAACCCCGTGGGCTCCATACACTTGGCCCACAATTCTATTAACCCCGGTGATCAATACGGGGTCGGTACGTGGGTCCGTATAAAAGGTAAGTTTTTAATCGGGGTAGACGAGTTACAAAGCGACTACAATACAGCCGGCGAGACGGGCGGGACCAGGACGCACAACCACTCCGACAACTTCTCGGTCGCAAACCACACCTTGACATTGTCCCAAATACCGTCGCATAGCCACACATATCAAAGGACTAGCGGGGGAAATAACGGGGGTAGCGGCCAGTCATACCCCCACCAGGTACAAAACGATAGCACCGCTCCGGCCGGGGGCGGGCAACCGCACAATCACGGGTTGTCTGGTAACATAAACAACCGGGATTTACTCCCACCATTTCAATCTGTTTACATGTGGAGGAGGATCGCCTAATGGCCCTTAAACCCAACGAATTATTTATCGGTAAGATAACCGATCCAAGCGCGGCGTACCCTCTCGGGTCTGCTAGGAATGTTACGACACCAGGGGACGGGACGGGCACGCCTCTTGTCGCGGCGCTTCTTAACGATATCTTCGGGTTTCAACAAAGCCTATTAGCCG